GTCTGCCATGTTTGCCTCCTTTGGTGACGAGCCGGCCATCGAGGTCGACAGCCGGCTTACGCCAATCAAAACGCCTGGGGGTTACCAAGTGACGCCGGTGAGCCAGCCGACGAGCCCGGTGCGGCGCATGATCCAGTTCATCGGGAGGATCATGCGCAGCGCGATGCTGTCGGTCTGAAACATCGACCGAACCGGCGCGGCGACGACCGGCGGCGTGCCGGGGGTGCCGATCGCGAGGGGCGTGGTGTCCTCCATGTGCAGCGTCGCTTGGTCCGACATTTCAAACCGAGCGTCGTCGCCGGTGAGGCTCGCGAAATCCGCAGCATCGACGATGATGACCATCCCGATCGGCACGGTCATCGACTTAATGACCGGGTAACCGAGCAACGTGCCGGCTTGGATTTCCTCTTTGAACGGGAAGACACCGACTGCCGTGGCGGCCGACGTCAACGAGATCGACAGCGCTTGCTCTGGGTTCATGATCCAGACCGGTGCGCGCAAGCTGTTCGCCGAGATCAGCACGTTTAACAGCTGCTTCAGGTCCGCGACGAGCGCGGTGAAGCCGCCGCCGGTTGTCGGTGTCAAGCCGGTGACGCCGTTGCGCAACCCCGCCGGTCGTATCGTTGTGGCCGGGTTGTTATCGAGCAAGATGGTATCGACAGCCACCGACGTATCCCGGCCCATCCGATCACGCAATTGCGTGTCGATGTTGGGCTGCGAATGCTCGAACAGTTCCCTGGTGTACGAGCTGATGACGCCGAGCTTTTTCAAGCCGATGGTTATCGGCGTGAACGCCTCTTGCCGGACAGGGATGGGCGCTCCTTCGGCGACGAACGACCCGGCGACGGTGGGGGTTGCACTCTCGACGGGGATCGAGATTTGCCCGTAGCGGCCGAGCGTGTAGCGCACGCCTTGGTTTGAGAGCGGGTCGTAGACCGATGCCGCGAAGAGGAACGAAATCAGGTCGGCATACTGGGTCTGCACCAATTCCGCCGCCCACCCTGTCGTCGTCGTCGTGGCTGGCGCTGTCGCGGCACGCTGCACCCAATCAAGGCACGCGCGGACCGCGACGTTGTCGCTCCATCCGTATTCGGCGAGCACGGTTTCGGTCGGAATGTGCATCCGACTGCTTTTGCCGTAGGTGATCAGCGCGTTCATCAGCAGATGACCGGGCTTTTCTTCCCGCTTCGGGATGGCGAACGGCCGAGCGGCCGGGAGCGCCGGCAACGGTGCACGTTGCGGCAGAACCAGCGAAGTCGTCGGCTTTTCGATGAGCCCCGTTCCACCGAGGGCCGTTTCCGCCCGTTGCAGGGTTTCGAGCCGGCGGAGCTCGCCGTCGATGGCCGCGTTGAGCTCATCAGAGCGGGATATGGCCTGCTCATCCAGATTATCGCCGGCCTGGTTTAGGTGCTGTGTCAGTTGGTCTCGCAGCTGATTCACGCTGGCTTGCGAGGCTTCGATGCGTTCGGAGATGTTCATGGGAGTGGGCTTTCGTGCCTGAGGATCTACGGCAAGCCCGCCGGTAAACCCGCGGCGCACCGTCTGACCTTCATCGGCAAGCTCGCCAAAGATCAGCCGTTGCGTATCGCGGGAGAGCCCGATCGCCTTGGCGATCGAGAGCGCATTCGGATTCGCCGGCACGCTGACGAGCGAGCATTCGACGAGCTCCGATTTAGTGAACCTGTAGCCGCCGTCCTTGGAACCCTCGAGCGGCTCCATGTCCATCGGCCGGAAGCCGACCGAGACGGCACGCAGCACGCCGGCGGCGACCGCGGCCTGGATTTCGCGCAGGCGATCGCTGACGGCGGGCATCAGCTCGAGTCGGCCGCGCAGCTGGCCGTCCTTGACGGCGACGTCGTGCCACTTGCCGATGGGGAACCCGGCACTGTGGCCGAACAGCGCGATCGGGTTCTTTTGGAAGTTCCCGAGTTCCCAGCCGTCTTGTTCGATGACGTCGCCCATGCGGTCGACGCTCTCGTCCGACATGACGAACTCGAATGGGTTGTCGCCCGGTGGCGGCGCGGCTTGCGCTTTGGTGCGGAGGTCGGTCATGCGATCAGCGCCCGAATGTTGAGGTTCACCGTGGCGTCGCTCGTCGCGGCGCCGATCGCCATCGCGAGGGCAACCATCCCGTCGATCCGGCCGGACGAGCGGTGCTTTTCGAACTTGCGGTTGCCCGCCGGGTCGATGGCGACCGCGGCGTTGGCGGCGCACATCGTCATGATGGGGTGCCCGCCATGCGCCAGCCGGGCGTTGAGGATTTCACCCTCTAGCGCCCGAAGTGCCGGGCTCATGTCGTGGTAGCCCTGCCCGAACTCGGCGAAGCGATCCTCGATCATGCCCTCGGTGAAACCGGCTTTCAGGAGCCACGGCTTCAAATGCCGGAAGCCCCAGCGGTCAAAGGCGATCTTGCGGACGTCGAAGCGGTCGAAGACGCCGCGGAGGAACTCGGCGACGTACTCGTAATCGATCGAGCTTCCAGGCGCCGTGACCAGATAGCCTTGATAGGCCCACAAATCGTAGGGGACGCGGTCGAGACGGGCTTTCGCTGCCAGCCCATCCGCGGGGAGCCAGAACGTCGGGTGGATCTGCCAAACGCCCTCGACCTGGCCGACGAGCACCAGCGCTGTGAGATCGCCCACAGCCGACAGATCGAGCCCGCCATAGACCGGCACGCGGTCGATCGCCACCGGCGACGCATTGCAGGTCTGCCACAGCGAGCGCGAACAGAACGCCGACGCCGCCTCGACCCGGCGGTTCAAGATGAGGTTCTCGAACTCGGCCTGCCGAGACGGCATCCGGCGCGCGTCCTCGGCCATCGCCAGCACTTCCGACGCGTTGAGGAAGTCACCGAAAGCCGGGTTAGCCGCCTTGATCGCCTGCTTGCTGAACGGATCGTCGATCGTCGTCGGCGCGGTGTAGAGCGCCACCACAACGCGCGGATCGTGCGCGGCGAGGCCGTCGTCGATCAGTACCGACAGCAGGTCGGCATCGGTCGGCGCCTGCGTGGAAATGATGATCGAGAGCGCGTCGGCCTGCGCGCCGGTGGCAGTTTCCATCGCCTCGTAAAGCGGGCTGCGCGGACCGCGGACCTGGCCGAGCTCGTCGTGAATGACCATCGCCGGTGACAAGCCGAACGCGGTTTTCGCCTCGGCCGACAGCGCCCGGTAGAGCGTGCCGAGCTCCGGGCAAAACAGCTGCTTTGCATTGTCCCGAATGGCGACGACGCTGTTCAGGTCGGGCGACATGCGGACGATCTTCGCGGCCAGCGCAAAGATGATGCCTGCTTGGTCCCTGCTCTGCGCAGTGCTGTAAAGCTGGGAATTCGGCTTGGCCTCGGGCCCGCAGAGGTGCAGGAGCAACAGGAACGCCGACAGCGCGGTTTTGCCGTTCTTGCGGCCGAAGCTGAGGATCGCGCGGCGCGTACCGGCGGGGTTGTCGTAAATCCGCCGAAGCTCGCGCCGCTGCCACGCCCGCAGGCGCACCGGTTGGCCGACGAGCTTCCCTTCCGGAACCCGGCAATAACCCTCAATCCAGTGAATGGCGCGGTTAGCGCGGCTAGGCCGCAACTACACTTCCCACGGCTTGGGACCGCTTCGATTGAGCGCAATGCGGGCCGCACTGTGCGGCACGTACCGGCTCTGATTGGTCAAGCGCAGCGACCGCGCCATCCGCATCGCGGCGGTGGTTTCGGTTTCGCGAATCCGCAGCAGGATCTGGTAGCGCTTGACGCCTTCACCGTTCTTCAGCCACTCGGGCTTGAAGGTGTCGATAATGGCCGAGACGTCCTCGGCGGCCTGCCGGTGGCGGCAGTAATCCGCGAGCAGCCCACGCGCCGCGGCGCTATTGAAGAATTCGGCCGGCTCGCTCGCTGTCGTCTCGCGCCAGATTTCCGCCTGCCGCTCGGTGAGGAAGTCCGGCGGCTCGGGCCGCTTGCCAAACTCGCCAGCGATGACGACGGCCAGTTCCGCCGCTGATTTGCGTCCGCGCTGTCTCATGCCGCCGCCTTCGGTCGTCGCTCTGCCTCAATGGCAGCGAACGTCCGGTCGTCGCCATCGAGCGTTGCCGCATCGCCGGTGAAGTCCTGCCAACGCCGGACCGCGACGTCGACATAGGCTGGCGCTACCTCAAGCGCATGGCACGCGCGGCCGGTCATTTGCGCGGCAATGACCGTGGTGCCGCTGCCGACGAACGGGTCGTAGACCGCCTGACCGCGCGACGAGTTATTCTCGATTGGCCGGCGCATACACTCGACGGGTTTTTGCGTGCTGTGGCCGGTTTCCGACTTCACTGGCTTATCGATCCGCCAGAGAGTTGTCTGCTTACGGTCGCCTTGCCAATGCGCCGTTTTGCCGGCGCGCACCGCATACAAGCAACCTTCGTGTTGGACGTGATAGTGCCCACGCCCGATTGGAAATTGCTGCTTCGCCCAAATGATCTGCATCCGGATTTCGTATCCGGAGCCGACAAGCGTTTTCCAGAAGTTCACTTGTGTGGGTCCCGCCGGGACCCACACGTACCCCACATCGCCGGGGAAGAGTTTGTAGGCTTCCGACCAATCGCTGCGGTGGTCGTTCACGGGTTGTCCTATGGCGCGAGCGCCATAGGGTTTTCCATTTGCTCGGTCGGCGCGGTTGCGCCAATCCGGGTCGTAATCCACGCCATACGGCGGGTCGGTGATCATTAGATGCGGCTTCACGTCCGCGAGAGCGCGCTTTACATCCTCAGCCGCGGTGGCGTCGCCGCAGAGTAGCCGGTGAGGCCCGAGAACCCACAGATCGCCGGTTTGCGAAACGGGGTTTACAGGGAGAGGCGGCGCATCGTCCGGGTCCGTGAGCCCCGCATTCCCCTCGCCGGCGAGCAAGGCGTCGAGATCCGAGAACCCCAACAGCGACAGGTCAAATTGCCAATCCGCGAGCCCCTGAACCTCGCTCGCCAACAGGTTCATATCCCACTCGGCGGCGAGGGCCAGTTGGTTGTCGGCGATGATATAGGCGCGCTTCTGAGCCTCGGTCCAACCCTCGGCAACCATCACCGGAGCTTCGCTAAACCCCAGCCGTCCCGCCGCAAGTATCCGCCCATGGCCCGCAATTATCCGGTCACCCTCGTCAAT